GTATCGACCACGATAACGGAAGGCGTTACCGGAAGCTCCCGGACCGCGTCGGAGACGCGCCGCAATCCCTCGCGCGTGTTGAGGTCGCACCCGCCTTTGGATAGCCACATGTCGAGGCGGGATACGCCGTGGTGCTGCTTCCATGCTGCCACCCGGCCGCGCAGGCCCTGGTGGCCCTCGCCGGCGAGGTAGACGACCGGGCCGGGGCGAACCTTGCGGCCGTTCCATTGGGTACGGCCGGACGCCATTGTCAGGACCCAGTCAAGAACGAGAAACGTCTTGCCGCCGCCTGATGGCCCGTGGACCATGATAAGGGCGCGGTCCTGCAGCCAGCCCTTGACCAGCCAGGATATCGGCGCGGGCTGGGCGGAGAAGTCGTCAGCCGGGATTAGCCATTGATCGACCGTTGGAGAAAGAAGTGCCGCAAGGTCATGGCCAGCGGCGCGGTAATCGTTGGCATCGCCGGGAATGGGGACGAGGATCAGCTTGGCGCCATGCCGGGCGGATGCCTGCTCGCCATAGCGTTGCCCGACGCCGGAGGCGTCATTGTCGGCGACGATCACAACTCTTGCCGAAGGGTGAGTGGTAGTTATGGCCCCTGTCACTGGGACGAGGTTCGATGCGCTATAGGCGACGACGCATGGGCGGCCTGTCACCTCGTGAATGGTGGCGGCAGTTGCGAAGCCCTCGGCAATGTAGATCAGGTCACCCTCAAGTAACCCAACGCTCCAATACTTGCCGCCTGTTGCGCCGCCGGGGTGATAAAGCTTGCCGCCGTCTGCGTCGATATACTGGAGCGAGGAAAGCGTTCCGTCCGTGTTGAACAGGGGCGCCATCAGGCGGCCGTCGCCTGTGATGCGCAGGCCATGCGCGCCGACGCCCTTGCGCATGAGGTAAGGATGGTCAGGGCTGGCGGGTCCTGCCTGTGACCAGATCAGATCGACACTGTCTGCGGCGCTGGCTGCTTTTGCATCTCGAGCCGATCTTGCCTCGGCCTGCCGGCGGGAGACTGATGCCAACTCGACAGGTGTTAATTCACGACCAATGTCGGCGCGCCACGTGCTGGAAGCACCCGTCCGCCAATCGCCAAACATTCCCGCCGGAACGCCATCGGGGAAGAACACATACCATCCCGGCTTGTCGTGGCCCGGCTGGCCTTTGCTCCCGGTCTGGTAACGATGCAGCTTGCCATCCATCTCGATCGACGGTGGCGGTGTTATGCCTGCCGACGCCATTGCCTGGCGGATTTGCTCTTCGATCGCCACCGGCGTCGGCAGACGCCACGGACCACCGAATATCTGCGTCACGTCCACCATGATTTTTGTCTCCCGTTTAAATCAGGGTTGCATGCTCGTGCATTTCGTGCAAATTAAATCCAGCCCGACCGGATCAACCGACTGGGCGCAACAGGAACAGACACATGGCGATCAACCTTAAGCGCACGAGCGCACTTGCGCGTGATGGCGTTAAACTGCTCGTGTACGGACAAGCTGGCGCGGGCAAGACTTCGCTTATCCCTACACTGCCTAACCCTATCACGTTGTCAGCAGAGGCTGGCCTTCTGTCGATCGCGGGCGCTGATTTGCCCTACATCGAGATTGGCAACATTGCGGACTTGACTGATGCGCGCGACTGGCTGGCGTCGTCAGCGGAGGCGGCGGACTATCAGTCTGTCGCGCTGGACAGCATCAGCGAGATTGCCGAGGTCGTGCTTGGCGACGAAAAGCGCATCGCAAAAGACCCGCGCCAGGCTTACGGCGCGATGCAAGAGGCGATGGCTTACATCATCCGCGCCTTTCGCGACCTTCCGGGCAAGCATGTCTATATGTCGGCAAAGCTCGACAAAAGCCAGGACGAGATGGGCCGCGTCATGTACGCGCCATCCATGCCGGGCCAGAAATCCGGCCAGCAGCTTCCCTATTTCTTCGATGAAGTGCTGGCGCTGCGCGTCGAGAAGGACGCCGAAGGCGTGCCGCAGCGCGGCCTGATGTGTGACGGCGACGGCCTCTGGCTGGCGAAGGATCGCTCTGGCCGGCTGGACGCATGGGAAGCGCCTGACCTTGGGGCGATCATCGCCAAGATACAGGGGGAATGAATGAGCCGCCTACCTCCATTTGTGCTCAAGAAAGACAACCTCGCCGCCCTCTGGCTTGAGGCAAAGCAAGCCGAAACGGAATGGACCGAACGCCGCCGGCAGATTGAAGACGAGATGCTTGAAAGCGGCCATCTTGAATGGCCTGGACACAAAGTCCGCCTGACGGCGCGCGATAACTGGAAGATTGACGGCGACAAGCTGCAGGAAGTTGCAGAGGCGCGCGGGCTGACTGCGCATCTTGGTCAACTGTTCCGCTGGAAGCCAGAGGTCAACATGGCGCTCTGGAAAGCAGCGTCACCCGCCATCACCGACGTCCTGTCCGAAGCAATAACCGTGACGCCCGGCCGCGCGTCATTCTCAATCACAAAAGAGGAAACGAAGTCATGAGACTTGATGAAACCATCAGCATCGGATCGCTGCCGGAAAGTGACCGCTCATACGATCCGGTCCCGCCGGGCTGGTACGCCGCGCGCATCCATTCCGCCGAGGTCAAGGCGACCAAGGCCGGAAACGGTCAATATATTAAAGTGCGTTACGACATCGTCGGGCCAGCCCATCAGGGCCGCGTGATCTTCGGCAATCTCAACATCCGCAACCCGAACGCCAAGGCCGAACAGATCGGCCGCCAGCAGCTTGGCGAGCTGATGCGCGCAATCGGTTTGGCCGAGATACAGGACACGGACCAGCTCATCGGAGGAACGTGCGAGATCAAGCTGGACGTGCAGGCCGCCGAAGGCGAATACGCCGCCCGCAACGAAGTGCGCGGGTGGAAGCATCAGGGCGGATCTGTTGCGACGCCTGCGGCGAAGCCTGCGCCCGCTGCACCCGCCAGCAAAGCCCCGCCGTGGAGGAAATAGGATGCAAATCCCGCCGCCTCAGAATGGGCTCGTGACGTTGATTGATAAGCGCCATGCAGAGGCGGCGGGGCGTTTGCCCCGCCCCCACATGGGCGCAAGCGCCCTCGGCCACCCATGCGACCGCTGGCTGTGGCTGTCTTTCCGCTGGGCAGTCATTGAAGAACACGAAGGCCGGATGCTGCGCCTGTTCCGGCGCGGGCAGAACGAGGAGGCAACCATGCTTGCCGACCTTGAGCTTGCAGGCGTCAAGATCGAAAGCACGCAGGCGCACTATACGTTTGGCGGTCACATCTCGGGATCGGCGGACGCCATCGTGTCCAACATTCCCGAAGCGCCAAAGGCAATGCACGTCGCCGAGTTCAAGACGCATAATGACAAGAGCTTTGCGGAGCTTGAGAAGGTCGGCGTTGCCAAGGCGAAGCCGATGCACTGGACACAGATGCAGGTCTATATGCACGGCGCAGGGCTGGATCGGGCGCTGTATGTTGGCGTCAACAAGAACGATGACCGCCTGCACGTTGAGCGGATCCACTATGACAAGGCGGCGGCGACTGCGGCGATAGAGCGGGGCCATCGCATCAGCGAAAGCGACAGGATGCCGGAGCCTGTCGCAGGCGCAGGCCCCGCCTGGTATCAATGCAAGTTCTGCCCGGCTTACACGTTCTGCCATCAGACAAAGCTGACACGCGAGGTCAATTGCAGGACGTGCGCTCACGCGACGGCGCGGCCTGACGGCTACTGGCATTGCGGGGTCTTTGATGACGTGATCCCCGTCCCCGCCCAGCGCAAGGGCTGCACCAGCCATGTCCTGCACCCGGACCTTGTGCCGTGGGAGATGATGGAAAGCGACGACGGCGTGACGGGCGTCTGGAAGATAGACGGCAAGGTCGAGCGAAACGGCGACCCGGAGACGGGCGCGCGAACCAGCTTTGACCTGATCAATTCTCAGGTGCCTTTCTGACATGGCTTTGAGAGATTACCAGCAGCGCGCCATCGACATGCTTAACGACTGGTTTACCCGGCACCCGGAGGGGCATCCCGTTATTGAGATGCCTACCGGGTCCGGGAAGTCTCACGTCATAGCCGCCTATTGCCAGGAAGCTTTGCGCGAGTGGCCAGAGACGCGCATCCTGATGCTGACGCACGTTAAAGAGCTGATCGAACAGAACGCCGCCAAGATGCGCGAATACTGGCCGACTGCGCCGCTGGGCATCTACTCCGCCGGCCTGCGCCAGCGGGACGCATCGCAATCAATCGTGTTCGGCGGCGTGCAAAGCCTGGCGCGTAAGGCTGACGAGATCGGGCATGTTGATCTGCTCATTGTTGACGAGGCGCACCGCATCCCAGCGGGCGCCGCTGGGCAGTATCGGAAGCTGATCGACGACCTTACAGCAATCAACCCGGCCCTGCGTGTCATCGGCCTGACGGCGACGCCCTACCGGCTGGGGCATGGCATGATAACAGATCCGCCTGCGCTGTTTTCCAGCCTGATCGTGCCCGTCACTTACATGGAGCTGTTGAAGGCTGGCCACCTTGCACGGCTGACGTGCAAGCGCACGGCGACAACGTATGACCTCGATAATGTGCGGCGGCGTGGCGGGGAATATGTCGAGGCTGATCTTGACGCCGCCGTGAACGACCTGAAGACGAATGACGACGTTGCGGCGGAAATTATCCAGCACGCAGGCGATCGGCGTAGCTGGATCGTGTTTGCTGTCTCCGTGGCGCACGCCTACGGCCTGCGCGATGCGCTGTTGCGACAAGGCGTGACAGCCGCAACCGTTGTCGGCGAGACGCCATCCGACGAACGCGCTGACATTATCGCCGCTTTCAAGCGTGGCGACATACAGGCCATCACCAACGCCAATGTTCTCACGACCGGGTTTGACGCCCCCAACGTGGACCTGATCGCCGCCTGCCGGCCGACGCTATCCACCAGCCTCTATGTGCAGATGCTGGGTCGGGGAACGCGGACAGCGGATGGCAAGAAGGATTGCCTTGTGCTGGACTTCGCCGGGATTGTCTCAACGCATGGCCCGTTTGACAATCCGCGCCCGCGCAAGCCAGGCCAGAAGGCCGGGGATGCCCCCGTCAAGGTCTGCCCTGAGTGCGATACGCTTGTCCACCTGTCCGTTATGGAATGCCCGACATGCGGCCACGTATGGGAGCGCAAGCCGCCAAGCCTGAAGCTGCACGATGATCCGATCCTGAGTGACGCGGCGGAGGAGACGATACCCGTCACCAGTTGGAACTGGTCGGTTGAGACAAGCGCCGCCGGGAAAAAAATGCTTAGTGTTCGCTATTACCCGCGTTCGCTGTCGCAGCCGATCATTCGCGAAAACTTCGTTGTGTGGCATGGTGGCAGCGCCACTTACATGGCGATGAAAAGGCTGGCGGCAATCGCCGCGCGGGTTAACGGGACAATATCGGGGTTGGACAATGGTATTGATGAACTTCAGGGCTGGCCGTGCCCGAAAGAGATCAGCTTCCGCCGTAACGGAAAGTATTTCGACGTCACGCGAAGGGCCTGGTAGGTCCGAACACGTCGAGCAACGCGAGTTTGTGAGCTGGTTCCGGCAGACGTATCGCGGTGTCAGGATCTTCGCCATTCCAAACGGTGAGGCACGGTCTAGAACTGTCGGCGCGCGGCTGAAGCTGGAGGGCGTCAGCCCCGGCGTGCCTGACCTGTTCGTGCCTGAGTGGGGGCTATGGGTCGAGATGAAACGCGCCAAGGGCGGGACAGTGTCAGCCGTGCAGAAGGATTGGCATAGATACCTGCTATCGATTGGCCAGCGTGTGATCGTTGGCCACGGCTTTGAGGACGCGCGCCAGCAGGTTCAGGATATGCCGCGTACAGCGAACGTCTCGCAGCGCGCGTGATAGGTATCCTGCACCATGCGGAAATGCGGCGAGGTCTCGCCCTTGCATTGCGGGCGGGGATGGCGCTGCAGGAATGCGCAGCCCTCGCAGGTTGAATGTTGCTGTGCTAGGTAAGCGGCAGCCTGCGTGTTGACCTTGTCAATGCGCTTTAATCGAAGGCTCATCGCTGCCACGTCTCCAAACCAACTTCGCCTTTTGACACTTTGTGTATCAGCAGCATCAGCTCATACGATGGCCGCGCCTTGCCCCGGCGCAACTTGCTGATGTGTGCGCGATCACGGGCAAAACGCTTGCCCGCCTCGTCGTCAGACCATTGAACTTGCTGTAACCACTGTGCGAATGTCATGCAGAATGTGTGCAGCAAATGCCGGGCTGGCGTCAAGAAAATAATTGCACGCGATGCACGATAGTAATTGACCGTTAATGCATGGCGTGCACAATGGGGACAACAAAGGAGCACACCATGACCCCCGACGAAATCACCCA